CGATCTTGGCGGCCAGCCTTGCAGCAGCGCCGGCAGTGCGTGGCACCGGCTCGCCCCAGGCATTGGCTGCCAGGGCCAGCCGAGTCGGATCGCCGTCCTTGTCCACCAGGGGCCCGCTCGGGTTGGTGTAGAAGCGGGTCAGGAATGAGCCCTTACGCCGAGCACGCTCACCAATTGGGCTGGCGTCCTTGACCCCAGGCTGCAGGTTCTTGCTCTCGCCTGAGCGCTCAAACTTACGCCGGCCAGCCTCGGTCAGACCACCATCTGGATCGCGCAGGCGAGACATCAGTCCTCGTCCTCTTCTTCCAGTTTGGCTTCATGCATCATCTGCTTGAGGCTTTTCATGGGCGCTTCAGGCTTCTTGGCGGCCATGTACTTCTCGATCTTCTTGCGCAGGGCAGGCGGCAGCTTGGAGAGCTCGACCTTGTCCTCCATTTCGTTTTCGATCTCGATCTCGACTTTCATTTCTTGCCTCCTGCGGCGGCCATGTTGTCCACCAGATTGGGGTATGGCCGGCCAGCTTTGGCGGCCCGGCGCATGGCCATCCGCTTCTCGGCAGACGACAACTCCTTGGGCTTGCCCAGATCCTTGGGCCTAGGTTTGTCCCAGACTTCCTTCATTTCTTGCCTTTCTTCATCTGCTCGGCCTCGCTCATGGCGATGGCCACGGCCTGATCACGGCTGGCCACCTTCTGGCCGCTGGAGCTCTTGAGCTTGCCGGCCTTGTACTCGCGCATGACCTTGGCAACCTTTTCTTGCATCTTGGCCTTCATGTCTTTCATCCTTGCTCTCCTGAAAGTAGGGGTCTTGTGACCTTGCGAGACACAGCTCCGATCTTGGCGGCGCGGCGCTCGCCGACCTCGCGCTTGAACACACTCTCTGCCTCGGCCTTCTTGGCCCCAAACTGCGAGGAATCGAACTCCTCGATGGTTGGCGCAGTCGGTGCTTCAGGTAGGGCCGGGGCTGTCTCGGTGAACTTCGGGATTTCCTTGGGCGCGTAATAGGTGAATTGTTCGCGCTTGGTCTCGTATCCGGCCAAACCAAACAGACCCCATCTCGGCACCTTGTACTCTCGGACACCGATTTCCTCAGTCACCGGGTTGGCCTCGATGTCGGCCAGCAGCTTGTTGTAGTCCTCCAGCTTCTGCTGGTAGGCAGCCTTCTGGGCCTCATAGGTCGGCAACAGCGACTCCTTGTAGGTCGCCATCTGCGCCTCAAACGGCTTCATCTTCTCGGCCACGCCGGCTTGGTAGCCGGTGAAGGCGGTCTGATACTCGCCTGTCAGCGCATCGATGTTGGCCTTGTACTGCTTGGCCAGCCGGTCGATGTCAGAGGTGCTGCGCCGGGCGATCTGGCGCTGCTTGAATTGGGGCAGGGTGGCCATTACTGAATCCTCATGCCGCCGCTGCCCAGATCCATTGCAACGCCCAGCTCGGCGTCCATGCGCTCACCAGACAGCAGCGAGCGGCGGCCACCACGGGTGCGAGCCCTGAGCGAGGAGGCCTCGGCTGCGGCGGCCTTGCGGCGCTCCTCGTCGGCAGCGGCCTGCACCTCCTTGGCCTTGCGCTCCATCTCCAGCTTGTTGGTCTGGTAGGTGAGCTGCGACTGCTCAAACTGCTGCCGGGCGGTCTGGGCCTGCTGCTCCAGGGCAGAACCCTGCTTGGCGTACTCAGCCGTCTGCTTGGCCAGCTCGGTGCGCATGGCGGCCTGATCGGAGGCCTGCTGCGCCAGCAGGGTGCGCTGGTCGTTCTCGGCCTGTTGCCGGGATTTCCGTGCTTGGTTGGCGTTGACTGCGGTGTAAAAGATGACGGCACCAGAGATCACATAACTCATCGGATTACCTCCATAGGTTCAAAAACTTCCATGCCCAGCTCGGCGTATTCAAGCGCGGTGAACATGTCTTCAAGGGTTGGGATGTCTGTCTCGTCGGTCGGGTTTGAGTGAATCGTCGTCCAGATCGCATCTTCATGCGTGTAGACCACCCGCTTGGTGCCCGGCTCTGAGATGAACGAAGCAGGCGCGGTGTGAGTCTCCAACCCAAACTCGGTGTAGCAGGTGATACTGCCCTTACTAATGATGTTGAAGTGGCGGTGCCGGTGAATCCTGCCGACCACTACGGTGCCAGCAGACAGGTGGATCTCTCTGGCATAGATGCCAGGGGCAAGCCAGTGCTTGAGCGGGGCATCGTCTGGGTCAATACGCTGGCCATCGGGCAGCGCCTGACACACCCGCTGGATGTCCATGATCTTCTGCCGCGCTATCGGCGCAGGCAGATTTGCCTGTGGCAGTTCAATGATGGCGGTGCTCATACCAAGCGATTCTATTGGGCTTTGGACGCTATGCAATGGCCTGTATATCCTTGTGATAGCGCTCACGCAAACACATCGAAGTCGGTGCTGGCGCTGGACTGGCCCATGGGTCTGCCGCCGAGCTGGTGGGTGCGGGTCATCCGGTTGTACTCGCCGCCGCCCAGCATCAGGTAGCCAAAGCTGTCGCCAATGTGGGAGTGCTCGTTCTTGTTGGGCGCATCCCGGAAGCGCTCCTGACCAGCCCCGACCGCCACCCGCTTGAAGTGGTAGCCGCCGGCCAGCGCCTTGCGCAGCAGCTTGCACTCGCGGTTGACGATGAGCCCAGGCTTGCCGGCGATCAGGCGCTGCATGGGGGCTGCAGATGCCTCGCGGCGCACCTTGAAGTCGTTGCTGGCCGTGGGCTGGGCACGCAGGCCCAAGGTCTTCAGGTGATCGAACGCGGTGACCTCGTAGATCGCGTCCCTGGCCATGCCCGCCGGGTCGCCCCAGATCATCACTTGGTGGTTGGGGTAGCGCTGGTTGAGCTCGCCCAGCAGTTGGTGGCCAAAGCGCTCTAGGCCCATGTCAAAAGTCACGATCTCCTGGTGGATCAGCCACCGGCCATTGGGCAGCCGCTGGCCAATGGTGGCCGCCGGGGTCAGACCAAAGTCCAGCCCCACCTGAATCGGCACCGTGGGGTCGATCTCGGTGTCGCCAGACATGGTCGAGTCCTCATATTCGGGCCAGACAGGCCGGCCTTCCTGGACATAGGTGTACTCGCCCCCGGCATAGCAGCGAATCCAGTCCAGATTCTTGCCCAGCAGCATCTGCTGGTAGTAACCTGGGGGTAAGTTGTGGACATTCTCAGCCATCGGGTTGACCTTCCACCACTTGCCGCTGGCAAAGATGTGGTCGTTGGCCTCGGGCATCTCGGGCAGGTCTTCAACTGCCACCGGCACCACGCCGCCGGGCTGTTTCCAGAACTTCCAGGCGTACTGGCCGGTCATCTTCTCCTTCTCGGCCATGCGGTGCCACCAATGGTCGTCGTCCATTGGGTTGGTATCCATCCAGATGCCGTGCCATGTGGCCCCGCCATCGCGCTTGGTGGGGTATCGACCCACCCGGTGGGTCAATCCATCGATCACCGCCTTGGGCAGCTCACGGGCCTCGTTGACCCAAGCCCCGGTCAGCTCCAGGGAGAGCAGTTTTCGGACATCCTTGGGCTGGTCAAGGGCCAGGAAGATGACCTCGCAGTCGATCCCAGCCGCGTCACCACGGGCCGGCAGCCTGATGTGGTGGGTGATGGGCGGTGTCCACAGCATCGGGCCAAAGGTGGCCTCCGGGAACAGGTCGAGCCATGTCTTGATGGTGGTGGTCTTGAGCATCGGGTAGCTGTTCCTGACCACCGCCCAGCGCGAATACCGGATGTTGTCCACCGGGCTGGGCTTTTGCTGCACCGCCTTGATGAAGATCTTGCTCGCGCACCCGTAGCTCTTGCCAGACCCCACCGGGCCCATGATGCCCTGCACAAAGTTCTTGCTCTGGATGAAGTCATAGATCACCGGGGAGCTGCTGAAGTCCAGATTCAGCCCAGCCACCGGCACCGACTTGTCCGAGGTTTCCTTGGTTCTAGCCATCATTGCCCCTTGGTGCCACCACGTTGATGTCAATCACGCTGGGCTTGTTGTCGTCATCAGGGTTGTCCAGCAAGCCAGATGCCTTGGCCAGCAGCCGCAGCACCCCGACCTTGTCGTAGAGCTCGATCTCCAGCGTGCTGACCCCGTCCTTGTCAGTCCTGACCTTGATGTTCTTGATCGCGTGCAGCGCGTGCTCAGGGATCTTGTCCGATCTCTTCACAGTCACATTGCCGCGATCATCCCACTCCATGATGTCAGTCAGCTTGGTGTTGGCCATGGACAGCAGCGCATAGGCCACCGCCTCCTTGTTGGCCACAATGGTCGATGAGCGCTCCAGCCTGCGCTGCACCGACCTCACCCCGCCCCAGTTGGTCAGGGGAGGGATGACAGTGGACTGCTTAGGTCTGGCCATCACGGGCTTTCAGCATCGCGTCTGCCATCTTGTAAGCGCGGTCTGCACACCAAGCAAAATCATCTTCAAAAAGGCCGTCTGACATGTCGGCATGCATCGCCTTCGCCGCAAAGTAGTCGCGCAGGGTCATGCCTTCCTGCGGCTTGCCCCAGCCGTTAAAACCCTCGTTGGGAAACGCTGTCCCGCCTGTGTTGGTGTCTTTCATGCCAGCACCTCAGAACGGTACATCGTCGTCAGACTGCACCACAGCCGGCTTGGGCTGGCCACCCTCCACCAGCTCACCAATTGACAGCGACTGCCACTTCTCGCCAGCACTGGTCGTCTTTGTCCAGGCACTGATCCAGCGCACCTCACCGTTGGGCAGCATGATCTTGCCCTTTGCATTCGGGTGCTTCTCCTCAGTCCTCTTGTCGTTCTTGAACAACGAACCACTTCCAGGTCTCATTTCGTAAGCCATCTCAATTGCTCCTTTTGGTTGATTGTCATTGAATTTTCTGTAACGCGGTTTTAGGCGCTCTCATGCTCAGTGGCTACCTCGGTATCACCAGAGGCCTGATCGTCGCTGTTTTGCCAGTACTGAGTACCTGCGTTCAGCATTGGTGACCCTACCCAGAACCCAGCAGCGTTCTTGGCCATGCCCTTGGCCAGCATCTCAGGCTCAGTCAGGCAGCGGCGGTCAACACCGTGCTGCCCGCTGCGGTGCTTGTCAAAAGCCGCAGTGCTGTTGAAGTACGTCTTGCAACCTTGACACTGGTTGCGGTCACCTGTCAGTTTCATGTCAAAACTCCTGTAGGAAAAAAGGGGGGAAAATTTCAGCGAAGTCCCCGGACGCTACGGTGTGGGGTGGGGGGCAAGGGGTCGCGTTCTGCGCGTGTCGTCGGGCGCGGATCGCCTGCACCCGCGCTGGCGCATATAGGCCGACCCTGGCCGCCTGGGAGCTGGACACCCTCTGGCCACCTGGGCCTGTACAAAACCCATACGTTCGTCTGGCGGTTGTACAGATCGATTTAAACGGCCTACAAGGCGCTGGAAGGCTTGGGCGCTACCCATGTGCCAACCAGTCCCTGATCGCGTGCTGTAGGCCCATCTGATGGCCTTGGCGGGGCATCGGCTCATCTGGCATCAGCCTGCAGTTGTCGGATGCCCTCGGCCAGGACTGCGCTTGAGGGTGTGATGCCCTCGGCTGCGTACAGCGGCAGCAGGGTGTCCAGGCTGTCGGCGATCTGCTCGATGGTCAGGCCGTGCGCAATTAATTCTTCAACTTCGGAGTTGTGCAGAACAGTCTTTAAGTCTTTAAAAGAATCTCTCTTAATACTCTGTTCCCTTAGTTCTGTACAACCTCTTGAGGTTGTGCCATGAGGCTCAAAAGGTTGTGCCACGCATACAACCTCCAGAGGTTGTGCGTGAGTGCCTTTGGATCGCTTGGCTTTGGCCTGTGCGATCTCCTCCTTCATCTTCTTGGTTGTAACGGTCTCGCCTGATTTGGGCATGGTTCTCTCCTTCTTGGTGGTGGGTGACTTGAGTGCTTTGGCGATCAGGCTGGCGATGCGTGCCTGACCGGCTGGATCTGGTGCTTGGGACTGCATTGTTTGCTCTTGTTTCATGTACGGTGGTCTGGTGTCTTCGATGCTGCTGGTCAGGCTGATGGCGTCCTCGGCCTTGATGGACGGGTCGAAGATGACCCTCCAGGTGGTGTGCTTCTGGCCTGGGATTGGCCGCTTCATGACCTCCAGGTAGCCGGCTTTGGTGAGCCTGACCAAGTGCTTGCTGACGGCCTGCTGGGTGATGCCCATCTGCTCGGCGAGCTTGTGTTGGCTGACCCAGGTGATGCCTGATCGGTTGGCATAGCTGCAGATGAGCAGCAGGGCGCGGATCATGCCGTGAGTGAGCTGCGGATCTGTGCAGGCGCGGATTGGGATGACGGCCACCTTGCGCTGGTCTGGCAACGGCTCCTGCTCCTTGATGCGCGGCTTCTTGGGCAGCGTGAAGGGGATGACCTCAGACAAGGCGCTCATGCTTTGCAATCCATCTCATGTAGCTGCGGATGCGCTCCTCCGCGCCCTTGCCGTAGATGCGGTTGGTTCTGGCCAGCATCTTGTCCACCGCGTCCTTGTTCCGGGTCACTTCCCAGGTGGTGAGCAGCTCGCGTGCCTCGGCCATCTCAAGCATCTTGGTGTCGCCCGGCCCGCGTGGATACGTTCGCTCGATCTTCCTGAAGCGCCACATGTCCTTCATGCTTGCCCTTTGGTTTGATGACTCTGACCACCCGCTCCTCGGTCACGAAGCGGTGGCCATTGGCGCACTCCAAGCGCCGATAGATGGTGTTATCAGGTCGTGGCCGGCTTTCCTTGACAAGCACCCAGGCCTTGCAGACGGGGCACTGCATCAGTGGCCGCCCTTGAGTAGCTGCTCGTTGATGTCGAACGCGATCTTGCGCACGGCGTCGAGCAGCTCGCGCAGGTCGGCCACCGCCTGCGTCTCGCTCTCCAGCGCTGCCTTGAGCATCTGGATCTGGTTGTTCATGCAGCGGATCTCGCTGTCAGCGATCTGCTCATGGGTGACCTCGCCGGTCTCTTCGTCCCTGAACTGCTTGATGTAGTTGATGGTCATGCCTTGCCCCACTTCCACTGTCTCCAAGTTGTCACCTCGCAGTCGAGCTTGTAGGCCTGGGTGCCGGTGACCAGAAACTGACGCTGGCGCAGCTTGCGCATGGCCTGCAGATAGATCTGACGAACCCGCTCTTGCGTGATGTCAAGGCGTTGACCGACTTCTCTGAGCGTGAGCTCCTCGATGACCACCAGCTCGACCACTAGCCACTGCCGGTCTGTCAGTGGTGCGTCAGCCAGGATCTTGGTCAGCAGCTCGCGGTGCTCGACATGCTCCAGGTCATCCTGCAGCTCCCATGACCACTTGTGCTGGGGCAGCTCTGGCAGCTCCTCATCCCGGCTGTACCAGATCGCCTTGACCTCGCTGGGCAGCGTGTCTGTCATCAGCTTGCCGTACCAGGGAGTTCCCCTTCCCCGACTCATGTTGGCCGCGGTCATGGCTTGCCCCTTGCCGGGCAGGCGCGGCCCTGCTCACAGCGCTGGTTGCATGGCGGGCACTTGCCCCAGCCCCCAGGCCAGTCGTCAAACAGTGGCATCGGGTCTGGCTGCGCCAGCCGCTGCGCCTCCACCGCCTTCCACCAGCCGAATGCAAACGCGGTCTTCTCTTCCTCGGTCTTGCACTCTGTCGGTGGCTCTGTCTGCGCCAGCCTCTCGCGCAGGGCAAGTCGAGCTGCCTCACGCTCGTCGGTGTTGCCGTAGCTCATGGCGTCAAACGCCTGCTGCATCAGTTCGCGGTCAGTCATGCTTGCCCCCTTGCTCTGATGTCCTCTCCAGCTTTCTCAAGCCTCTTGATGTGCGCGTTAATCTTCTCAATCTCCGGCACGTTCTGGGCAATGATGCGCTTACGCTCGGCAGCACGGACAAGGGCGGCGAAGCGTTCAAACGAATCACTAAATCCTGCCGCGTGCCAATTTGTACGATCCCAATTCCAATCAGGAAAGAATCCAGCTTCCAGCGCCATGCGGGTGATGTCTTCTCTGTTCATCTGTCGGCCTCCAATGCCCAGTGCAGCAGCGCCAGCGCGTCTGCTTCGTTGTCGTCTGTGACGGGATGGCCACGCAGTTGCATGGCCTCGATCATTGAGTGCTTGTCGGCGTTGCCCTTGCCGGTGGCGTGCTTCTTAATGGTGCCCACCGGCACGCCCTGGTACGGGATCTGGTGGTGCTCGCACCAAGCGGTGAGGGTGGCCATCAGGCCGCCGTAGACATGCGCAGAGTCGGTGCTGGCATGCCGGCGCACCTCCTCGAAGTAGACCGCCTGCAGCTCACCGCCCAGGGTGCCCTTGAGCTCGGACAGCCACTGCTTGAAGCGCAGGTAGCGCATGCCGCCGCCCTCATACCGGCCCGGCTTGAAGCTGGCCCAGCCATGCACGATGGTGTTGTCCAGCGGCCGGCAGGCCCAGCCGGTGGTGGTGCCCAGGTCGAGCGCCAGGATGGACTCGGTCATAGCTGGCCAGCCTCTCTCAGCGCCTGGACGAACTCCTCGATCTCCGGGCAGGGCACCTGGGTGGCATGGTGCTGGTCGCCGGCCATGGCCAGGGCTTCAGCCACCACCTCGTCGGGGAACTGCACGCCGTCCTTGACCCGGTCGAGCAGCTTGATCGCATCAGCGTATGTCATTTGAACAACCCCGCGAATGGGCCCGACAGCACGCGCCATACCTCGCCATTGCGGATGCGCTTGATCAGGCTCTGGTTGACGCCGTACTGCTCGGCCAGCACCCGGCTGGGCTCAGTGCTGATCCTGATGGCCTGGGCCTTGTCCATGTCCAGCTTGGTCAGACCGCGGTCAATGCGCACCTGCCTTTTTCTCAGGCTGTCCAGCACGGTGTGCGTGCGTTTGCTCGACAAGTCCCGCATGTGGGTCTTGACGGTCTTCCAGAGGGTATGGTCGGGGTTCACGCATTGCGGGTTGCCGCAGGTGTTGCTGTAGTGGCCATCGGGCATGTTCCTGCCGGTTTGCAGCTCACGAAACAGCCGGCGCACGCTGTACATGCGGCGCTTGCCGCCAGGGTAGTGCATGACCTGGGGCGTGCCGTTCTGCATGTAGCCCTGCCACAGCCAGCAGTCGCCCTCTTCGATGGTGCGAGCCTGCAGGCTCTCGACGGTGTGAATGACGCGGGGAGGGCTCACTGCTTGACCCCCGACAGGAAGCGCTGCAGCCTGGGCTGGAGCTCGCCGTAGCGGGGCTGCAGCTGGTCTCGCACGCACTGGTCAATGATGGATGACACGCTGCGGTGCTGGTCAGCAGCCGCCTTGTCCAGCAGTTGCCGGGTGTGCGGGTGCAAGCGCATCAGGAAGGGTTTTAGCTTGGGTGTAGGTGTGTCCATCCCCCAAGTGTATATCTCACAGATATTGCACAAACCGCCCAAGTCACTGATTTCTGGCTGGATTAGGGTAAGTCCCTAGTCTGGGTCAGCTTTTGGGGGTTGTACAGCGATATACAAGCCGTGCCATAATCCCTACATGTTCAACGCGCAGATGAAGCGCAAGGAGTTGCAAACATGACCACCTACCGCAAAGAACACCTTCAGCACACCGTTCACTACGGCCCCACATGCAAGTCTGGCCGCTCTGGCGGCAGCCTGCGCGGCGAGCACATCACGCTGCCGGCTGCTGAGTTCTTGGCCCTGGCTCCTGAGTTGCGCTGCGAGCGCTGCGCCAGCAGCAAACTGTTTGCCTTCCTGCAGCGTCAGGCTGCCAAAAAATCGGGGATCTGATCATGACCAAGTTCGTCGCTTACTTCCGCGTCTCCACCGACCGTCAGGGCCAGTCAGGCCTTGGCCTCGATGCCCAGCGTGCCGCCGTCATCAAGCACATCGGCGCTGCCGAGCTGGTGGCTGAGTTCACCGAGGTCGAGTCGGGCCGCAAGAATGACCGCGAGCAGCTCGCGGCTGCCCTGGCCACCGCCAAGAAGGCCAAGGCCACCTTGGTCATCGCCAAGCTCGACCGCCTTGCGCGCAATGTGCATTTTGTCTCTGGCCTGCTGGAGTCTGGCGTGCCGTTCGTCTGCGCCGACATGCCCGAGGCAGACCGCACCTTCTTGCAGATGATGGCCGTGTTCGCTGAGTGGGAAGCACGCAAGATCAGCGAGCGCACCAAGGCCGCCCTGGCCCAGGTCAAGGCCCAGGGCCGCACACTTGGCTGCCCCACACCAGAGATCGGCTCGGCCATCGGCGTGCAGTCTGTGATCGCTAAGGCCGACAAGTACGCTGACCGCGTTGGCCCTATCGTGCGCGACATCCTGGCCCGGTCTGGTGCCAGCACCCTGAGAGACATTGCTGCAGCCCTTGAGGCTCGCGGTGTGGCCACACCCCGTGGCAATGTGACCTGGGGGCCGACTCAGGCCTCCAACCTTCTGAAACGCCTCAACCTGGAGATCAGCCATGCATGAAGAAACCCTCGGCGAAAAGATCGCCGTGTCCATCCTGTTCGTGACCTGCGTTGTCCTGCTCATCTGGATGCCGGTATGACCAAGGCCGCCACCCCGACCAAGTCCCTGCTGCAGGGCGCTGAGTACATCAACGCGGCCAGCACCGACATCGAGCGCACTTGGCGCAAGTTTGGCTGGCTGCCAAAGGCAGAGCGCGAGGCCGAGCTCAAGACCCAGCAGACAGTCAAGCGGATGAAGGCCAAGGAGCGCAACGATGCTGGCTCCTAACCTCGCCGCTGGCCGCGACATGCGCGAGCGCCAGCTCGACATCTTTGAGCAGCGCGACCACCAGTTCCTGGAGCGCTGCCGGGCGCTGGCAGTGCTCATCTGCAAGCAGCAAGGGCAGGTCTCCATCAACGACATCCGGGTCATCATCGATGTGCCGCCGGGTGTCCATCCATCGGTGCTGGGCGCGGTCTTCCGCACCAAGCAGTTCGTGCGGGTTGGCTATACCGAGGCCGCCCATCCCCAGGCGCACGCCAGAGTGGTGCGCGTCTATTCCCTGGCCACCAACAAGGAGTGAACAAATGGCAGGCAAACTGACAGATGACAGAGAGATGAGCGCGAGCCGGCTGCCCGGCTTGATGGGCTTCAGCAAATACAGCAGCCCCAACGATGAGCTGCAGTTCTCGATCAACGCCATCGACGGCAAGGAGCGCCCGGACATCGGCAATGAGGCGATGGGCTGGGGCAACACCCTGGAGCCGGTGATCCTGACCGAGGCGGCCAAGCGGCTGGGCATCGAGCAGTTCGACACCCAGATCGGGAAGGCCTACACGCACCGCAGCTTCGCGCTGTCCTGCAGCCTGGACGGGGTGGGCTACGGCATTGGCCAGGAGATCTTCACCGACCCAGACAAGGGGCTGTATGTGGTCGGCCAGGACTCCATCATCCTCAACGGGCCCGGCGTGCTGGAGGCCAAGCTCACCAAGAGCATGCCCGAGGAGACACCGCACCTTGCTCGCGGCCCGATCCAGCTCCAGGGCCAGATGCTGGTCACCGGCCACCGCTGGGGCGCGGTCTGCGTGCTCTACCAGGGCATCGAGCTGCGGGTGTTCCTGTTCGCGCCGCACTACGACACCCAGAAGGAGATCATCAAGGCGGTGCTGGTGTTTGAGAACAAGCTGCAGTCCTACCGGGACAGCGGGGCCATCGACTGGTATCCACCCGCGAGCAGCAAGGAGCTGGATCGTATCTACCCCATGGTCGCCAGCAAGGAAGAGGTCGAGCTGCCGCCCAGCGTGGGGGATCTGGCCAAGGGCATCCTGGAAAACAAGGCCGCCATCAGGGCAGCCGAGGCCAGCATCGAGGATGCAGAGAAGCTGATCAAGGCGCAGCTCGGGCAGGCCGAGCGTGGCCGGGCAGGGCAGTACCTGATCAACTGGCCCATGCGCAACTACAAAGCCCAAGCGGAGCGCTTGATCCCTGCCAAGGAGCCCTACTCGGTGCGCCAGTCCACGCTGTCGATCAAGGAGCTGCAGCCATGAACCTGCCCGACAAGCCGGCCATCAGGCATGCGTATGAGCAGGCCGTTGTGGCCCTGCTAAACGCAACAAACGCAACCGAGGAAGAGGCCGAGGTCTTCGTTGACGCGATGGCCGACCTGATCTTCACCACCATGCAAACCTACCTGTCCGAGAAAGAATCAAATGCAGTTGACCACCACTAACCGGGGCTTTGCCCCAGCCACCCTCACCGAGGCGATCCAGTTCTCCGACATGCTGGCCAGCTCCAGCATGGTGCCCAAGGCCTACCAGGGCAAGCCCCAGGACATCCTGGTCTGCGTGCAGTGGGGCTATGAGATGGGGCTGGCACCCATGCAGGCGCTGCAGAACATCGCCGTGATCAACGGCAAGCCCTCGGTCTACGGTGACGCAGCCATGGCCCTGGTGCAGGCCAGCAGCGTCTGCGAGGGCATCGAAGAGTTCTTCGAGGGGGAGGGCACCGTCAACCCTGTGGCCGTGTGCGTGGCCCACCGCAAGAACCGCAAGCCTGTCACCGCCAAGTTCTCTGTCGAGGACGCCAAGCGAGCTGGCCTGTGGGGCAAGACCGGCCCATGGCAGGCGTACCCCAAGCGCATGATGCAGATGCGTGCCCGAGGCTTTGCCCTGCGCGATGCGTTTGCAGATGTGCTAAAGGGTTTGATGACGGTCGAGGAAGCGTGGGACAACACGCCACTGCACGAAGACGAAAACATGGAGCAGCCCAAAGAGAAAATACCAAAGCCACGCAACCCGCTGGACATGGTGGCCCGGCCTGAGCCGGTGGCCATCCCGCATGAGACCAACGACAGAGCCATCATCGAGGCCGCGATGGCCGACACCGTTGATCCCGAGCCGGTCGAGGTGCTGGCCGTGATCCCGCACGCGGAGGAAGCGCCCGCCGAGGTCGAGCATGTCGAGCTGCAGCCACTGCCTGATGAACCAACCCAGGTGATCGGCTTTCCACTGATGGTGCCCGGTAAGACCGAGCCGTTCTCAGTCCACCAGAGTCTGGACGAATGGCAGGATGCCTACGAAGATCTGGCCGACAAGACAGCCAAGGCAGGCAAGCGGCTAGCACGCGAGCGCATGACCCTGATCAGGGAGCTGCGCGAGGTCAATGAGCCAACGCTGCAGCGCGTGGATCTGGTCAAGCGGATCAGGCACACCGCCGCCTACAGCAAGCGGCTCAATGCACTGGGAGCGGCGCAGTAGACAGGAACAGGGCACGCTCGCCCTTCCTGCGTTTCACAAGGCCGGGGAGCTCTTTGCCCCCGGCCTTTGTCCACATGAGGAATGCATCGGCTGCAGCGTCCCACTCCTCCCGCTGGATCTTCATGCGGATGGTCGAGCGCTGGAAGTTGCCCAGGCCTACGTTAAAGCTGAAGCTGACGCAAGCGTCGAACCGACTTTGATGACCAGCAAGATTAGGAGCAAGTCGCAGTACACCGCGCTCAAAGTTCTCAAGGTCTTTTGCCAGGATGGCATTGACTTCCTCCATGGTCAGGGTGCGATCCCAGCCAGCCGGGATGGGCAGGTTCTTGCGCTCCTCCATCGGCACCCGGATGTGGGTCTGATCGATGACATGGCCCACGCCAACAGTCCACAGCAGGGCAGGGCAGCGGTAGGGTTTGACCCGCACGCCCTCGTCGTGCTTGATCATCTGGATTAGTTTGGCAGAGACCTTCATTTGCCGAATGCGCGGCCACCAAAGTGGAAGGCGATGATGCTGGCAAACAGCGTGGCGGTCTCAGCATCCCACAGCATGTCGGCCAGGGTGGCGAAGTCCACGCCTCGCGTCCAGCCATACCAGAACAGGCCAGCGTCAATGAACACCAGCAGGAAGAAGAACCCGTAGGTGATCACCGGCCTGACGCTGGCACGCAGGTTCTTCATCCAGGTGCTGGTGCCTTCGTTCAGGCTCATGTCGTGCGCGTAGATGGCCTGCATCTCAGCCTGCTGCGCCTGGATCAGCGTCTGCTGCGTCTGCATCTCAGACTGCGCCTGGATCTGGTCTAGCCTGATCTCCTCGACCCTGGCCTGGGCGGCATACCCGCGCTCCAGCATCTGCAGCTCGCGCTCGGTCTGCATCTTGGCCAGCTCAAGCTCATGCTTCTTGTCGGACTTGTCCTGGAAGAAGTCCAGGATCTTGGGCAGGCCACCCATCAGGAACGAAACGACAGTCGAGAGAAGGGTCAGCATGTCAGACTCCGTACAAAGCAAAGGCCATCAGGGCAGCACCAGCAGATCCCACTGCAACGCTGGCCCAAAACATTGGCATGGTCACGGCCAGGATGGCCGCAGTCGAAAGCACGATGCCGATCTGCAGGGCCGAGCCGGCAAAGGTGAAGTAGGGGCTGCGCTTCTTGGCATGGTCGCGCTCTTCCTCAAGCGCGTGCGCCTTTTCCATGATGTCTTCCATGTCCATCTTCATGCGAGCAGCGGCGTCTGCGCGGCCAGCTACGTCATAGACCACAGAGCGCACGTTCTTGGCCTGATACCACGCCCACATGTTGTTTGACTGGATCGTGTTGCTCAACACCTTGGAGCTGTTGCTGTTGCCCAGCATGGTGTTGATGGCCAGCAGCGCGGCAAAGATCGTCACTGTGATGGCGGCGCGTTTCTTGATGATGATCTCAAGCTCGGATCTAGTCATTACCAGTTGAACCCAGTTATCACAGCCCAGATGGTCACAGCGATTGCGGCACCACCAACAACTAGACCAAGCACAAGGATGATGGTCTCCTCGATCTCCTCCTCACGCCGCTTGGCCGCTTCCTTCTTGCGCCGCGCATCGTGAGCCGCGTCGATCTCCATCTGCTTGGCGCGTGCGGTGATGCGGGCCCACACGTCCATTTTATTGCTCTGGAAAAAGAGCATCTTGACGGATTCTTCGAAGTCCCTGGCCTGCTCCAGAGCAAGCTCCAGCTCAAGCGCCTTACCTAGTGAAGATCCTTTAAAGCCACCCGACTTGGCCTGCTTGACCACCTCGATGGCCTGCTCTTTGGCGTCAAAGTACTTGCCCAACACCGGCCCAAGCGATGCCACATCGTCAACGGTCTTTGAGACCTTCTTGACAAGCTGGACTGCCGACGATATGGCAGCAAGGGCGGTGACTGGGTCGATCATGATTTGAACAACTCCAGTGCTACCCCAGCTACAACGCCAGGGAGAGATGTTGCAATTGCATCCCAAACATCGGGCTGGCCCTCTTTGCGATACCACTGCTGGAATTCGTAGAACACGCCAAAAACAATTCCACCAATGGCAACGGCCACGCCCACAGGCAAGAAGTGAATTGCGCCCAGAACTACGGTCGAGCCACCCCCCATAGCCAGATGTTGCAGCTTGTCTTTGGGAATCATTTTGTGATCCAGATCGCTGCAAAAATAGTCCCGGCCATGCTGACCAGCATGACCCCTACTGTCTTCATCAGGATGGTCTCGATGCGCTTGAGCCGCGCATTGATCTGCTCATAACGCAGAGCACAGACTTCTTCATGCGTGCTCAGGCGTGCGTCTGTTGCGTCTACTGTCGCCATCACGCGGCCTCATAGGTAAAGGTCAACCGCATGGCATCGCTGGTCGCCCAGGTCATCGGAACAGCAGCTCCTACTGCTGCTGTGGTGTTGTGGCTGTAGAGCACCATGGTCGTGCTGGTGATGTTGACGACAAGGCCAACGTAGACAGTGCCGGTACTCGCGTCGAAGATCTGCACAGAGCCGATGGGGCTGACCGTGGTGTCAGCAGTGAACGGCAGGGTAAAGATCCAGTTTCCGCTGCCGAAGGTGGTGGTGCTTCCAGCGGCAATGTTGATGGTCGCGGTGACCGTCTTGCCGTGTCGCATGTAGCGGCCAGTGATGGTGCCGTTGCCAATGGCCGGGTTGGTTGTAGACCCCGTCCAGGTCGGCGTGTAGGCACCGCGCTCGTACATTGCGACTTCTCTTGACTTGCCCATCTGGGGCTCCTTTCGATATTCTGAAAGAAGGCCCAAGTGGGCCTACTGGTTGCTGTACTTATTCCTTGCTGTTGGCCTCTAGCACCTGGATGCGGGTGGTTAAATCCTCAATCAGAGCCTGCTGCTCTTGCAATCCTTTGATGAGCATGGGCACGAAGACGCTGTACTTCACTGACTTTGTAGTGGTGCCAAGATTGTTGCCTTCTGCATCGCGGTCAGGCGACTCATCAATCATGCCGGGAAAGATTTGCTCAAGCTCTTGCGCGATTACTCCAAGTTGCTTTTGCTCTTGCCCAATCATGTTGAAATTGACAATTCGAACCCGCTTCAGCTTGTCGAGCTTTGGCGTGACATCCGTAATGTTCTCTTTGACCTTGATGTCAGAGATCGCACCATAACTGTTGTTCGCGTTGATGACGTTACCGTTACCACGGATGTAGAGAACATCGGTTGTACCAGCACTGACCACTAACGGATAAGAAGTTGCAGCATTTGTATTTGAACCACTGAGCAGGCGCAGGTTTAGGTCGCCGGATGTATTCGCACCATTCTCGATGGTCAATACATACCCACCTCCAGCAGTCTTTTTGATGGTGTTGTGTGTTGCGCTATTTACGCCAACATAAATATCGCCGTCGATTCGAGTCTTGCCTTTAAACCACGCAGCACCTTTTGCGGTCGCGTTGCCAACCACATCGTCTACGATCAGCCCATACATGACAGACGGATTTAGCGTGGCAGAGTAGTTCCTGACTCCGGTGACACGAATGCCAGCGACTTCATCCACAGCGGTTGTTGCAGAGGCGCCTACAGTTGCGTAGCTGTGAAGACCCCACACATAGCCAACATCACCACCTGTTGACTCGACAGAAGCGCCGAACTCACCAGCCGAGACGATAAATCCAAGACCGCCGCCACTGACTGAGCCAATCGTGTATGCGGCAGCCTGTATACCTTCAATGTTGCGGTTGTTGGGTAGCGTTCCAGTTGCTCTTGCCAATGAGAGATTGGCGGCAGCCGAAAGCGGGTAACTCGTCAAGTCATTTATCAAAGTAAGTAGATTTTGTCCGTTCGCATCAGCGAGGTTGATTGCCAGTTTCCTGCCAGCACCAAGTGCATTGGCCCCCCGCATGTCCCATAAAACTTTGGTGTTGTTCCAAGTTGGCTCTCCTGGGCCGACATCAGCAGGGACTAGCACGGGGTTCTCGCCAGCAGCAGTCAATGCTGCATTCAGTTTTGCAGTGACCGATGCGCCCGAATAGTCGTTCGCGCTCACCACTTCGCGCATCTTGTCCTGCGTCGTGCGCGTGACTGCACCGGTGCCTGCTGCGATGAACTTCGTTGTGGATGCCTGCGCGGCCTCCTGCAGTGCGGTCTCCACATTGCCGCCGGCGTAGTAGTTGCCAGTGTCGGCAATGGTCACAGAGCTTGCACCCAGTGTGCCAATCTCATTGACTCTGTAGCTGAACACCTCGACCTCGTCGTTGAGCGCAAGGCCGGTGGTCACCGTGACTGTGGTGGAGTTGGTCTCGGTGTACTCGCTGGCGTTGAGCTTCACGCCGTTGACGTACACCACCATGGTGTTGGTGCCCGGCGTGTAAGTTGCGACAGTCAGCACTGTCTGGCCTGCTGTCGCGGTGATTGCCGTACGCGTGTTGGAGGCCGAGGCGTTGACGTTGACCCAGGCCGTGCCGCTCCAGACGCGCATCTGGTTGGCCACAGTGTCCCAGTACAGGGCACCCGTCAGCAGGCTGTTGCCGTCGTTGTCCACCGACGGGGCCGAGCTCTTTGACCCCAGGTATCGGTCATCGAAAGAGTCGTAGCTAGCCGCTGCGTTAGACGCGCTGGTGGAGGCGGCAGAGGCGCTGCTGGCTGCATTGCTGGCCGATGTGCTGGCATTGCTCGCAGACGTTGATGCGTTGCTGGCCGAGGTCGATGCGTTGCTGGCGCTGGTAGACGCAGCGGATGCAGATGAGGCTGCGTTGGAGGCGCTTGTGGTGGCCGAGGCCGCGTCCACCAACAGCGACCACTTGGCGCTGTCGGCGTTTGTGTTGATCGGCTGCGAGCCGCTTGAGGTGTGTTGGACAAGACACTGCCAGATGTTGTTGTTGGTCGTGTCCTTGACAATGTCTCGGGCGTAGTACAGCACGCCGGCTGACCAATTGCCACGGTTGGTGCCCAGCGTGTCGGAGATGACCGGGTTGCCGTTGGCATCGAAACCCAGCGCCTTGTTGGCACGCAGCGCTGCTCGCGGCAGCGTCATGTTGATGCTGGTCGGGTCGGTCTGCGGCGCGGCCAGGGCACGCTGCAAACCCTCGGCATTCTGCTGGTTGAAGATGGTCTGCTGGTCGAGCTCGTCGTTCAGCGTGTTGGCGAAGAAGTCACCGCCCGTGGTGAAGTCAGTCGTCCTGGAGATGGTGCGGTTGCCGACAATGGCGTACTGGGTCGGGCTGGTTGGGGCCAGCGCCAAGCCGGTCGCCGTGATGGTCACCGAGCCGGTGCCGTTGGCGTTGATGGTCACCGTGTAGTGGGTGGTCAGCGTCAGCAGGACATCGTCTTTGTAAACCGCGATGTCGGTGTTGGCCAGGATCTCAAACGTGAAGGCATAAGGCCCAGCGCCGCCAGCGCCACTGGGGGCGTAGACTTGCCTGCGGGTGACGTTACTGATTGGCACTGCCATGATGCATTCCTTCCGATTGAGAATTGTACGGTTTTAGTCTGGCTTGTAATAGAGCCCGTTGGCCTTGCGCAGCTCCTTGAGCTCGTCGATCCTGGCCTGCAAACTGGGCTCTTCTGACTTGAGCTGTTGCCGGGCCACATCCATGAACTTGGAATGCACGCGCTGCACGGTCTTTTGCTGGTCGTCCAGCGACAGCAGGTCAAAGCCTGGGGTCTGCATGATGTTCAGGATCTCCTGCTTGGCCGGCAGCTCCTTGCCGTAGATGGTCAGCAGCCGGTTGTACTGGAAGGCATCCATCTCGACCCCGTCGATCTTGCGTTCTGGCATACCGATGGGCGAGCCCAGGCGCACCAGAGCATCGTCCACCTCGGAGAACTGCTGCGGGGTCACGCGGGTGGGCAACACCAGCTCGTAGGCCGCGCCCGTGCCTGACTTGGTCGGCTCGCCCCACAGGTTGAGCGCTTCGGGCAGATCGGCGCTGAAGTAGGGCAGCCGCGACTTGTACTTGTTGAAGGCCTCGACAAACCCGCGCACGCCCATCGGCAGCTCGGGGCTGGCACGGGTATCCCGGTTGGCCGGGTCGGATAGGCGCTCGATGCCGGCCAGCAGCGAGCCGTAGGCACCGGCAGGCGAGCCACCGATCACGAAGCCACCAAACTGCTTGACCAACCCGTCCACGATCTTCTTGCCGTCCACTTGCCCCTGCTGGTTGGTGCCCACCAGCTTGGCCACCTCGGCCACGCCCTGCAGATAGGGCTGCTCCTTGAGGTATTCGTACAGGCCATAGGTGCCGCCCAGGAAGACCTCCTCGATCTTGCTGGCATCGGTCTCATGCTTGGCGTATTCGGCATAGTCAGCGGCCACAGCCAGCAGCGCGGAGATCGGCTCCATGCCGCTATAGCTGTAGTACTTGTCGCCGATCTTGAGCGAGTAGGGCTGCCAGCCGTCACGCAGCAGCGCATCGCGGTCAGCCTTGCGAGCCGGGCCGCGCCCGGTGATGTTGCCCTCGGCGGCTAGGGCACCAAAGGTGGCCAGCACGGCAGAGCCCAAGGTCACCTTGGCCAGGGCCATGTCGCGGTACACGCCGCCCTTGGCGATCTCCTCGCGCCACTGCGAGGACAGCGGTGCGAACGGGGTGCGCTCGATGACCTGCAAACCAATGTTGGCCGGGGTCTTGAAGAACGGCACCACGATCTTGAGGGCCGGGTGGTTGAAGGTTTGCTGCAGGCTCTTGAGAGCCGGCGGCAGGTCGGCGGTGAAGGTGCCCTTCTGGGAGAACAGCACAGCGGCCTCATCCAGGTCGCGGGGAGGGTTCTGGAACAGGCTGACCACTTCGGCCTGGGTTTTGGCCAGGGCGTCTGCTTCTGTCATGCCAGCGTCCAGCGCCTCGCGGTAGACCGTCTTGCCGCGCCGGGTGATCTGGGCGTTGAGCTCCATGCGGTAGAGCACGCCCTTGAAGAACTCGTCCTCGGCCATCAGCATCCTGCCGGGCAGGGTAACGGCGGTGCCGTAGTAGTCGATGGCCTTGGCCAGCCACTTGTCCTGCTCGATGCCAAAGGCCGCCGAGCTGATCGACGGCAGCGTGCTGCCGCGCTGCGCCTCGACCTTGCTCATCAGGTCGTTGGGCTGGTTCTTCTTGAACGCAGTGGTGGCCAGATCAAGGCCTTCCACCAGACCGTTGCGCAGCGACTGGATCATGGTCAGCGCTTCGTCGTAGCCGACCTTCTCAGCCTCGCTGCCGGGCACCAGCGCCTTCCAAGAGCGCACGCCGGGCGGCAACACATTGCTGTAGAAGGCGGCTACCAACCGCTCGGGGATCTGGTACAGGCCGAACATGGTGTTCGACACAATGTTCTTGGCGTGCGACACGGGGCTGGACAGCAGGCCGTTGATGTAGGTCGTGAACCAGACATCCTTGATGCCAGACATCATGGACTTTTCGACCAGGGCGTTCTGAGCTGCCCGCGACTCCAGCGTCAGGTAGGACTTGGCCAGATCGGACAGGGCATCATCGCCGCCGTACTCGTCGATGACCTGCCGCACAATGGCAGCGTTGCCATCGCGGGGGATGCGGAACACAGCCAGCGATCTGGCGGTCTCGGTCTGGATGCCCTTCACGCCGCGCTGGATCAGGCCATGAAAGGCGATCTGCTGGCGCAGCACCAGCTTATCCACATCGGTGGCTTGGCCAGAGTTGACCAGCTTGAACAGGCGGTCGAGCTCGTTGGCGCTGGACTCCAGCACCTCCAGCGCTTTGTAGGTCTCGACGGCGTTGGCCATCATCTTGCCATCGCTGCCGATCAGCCTGGACAGGAAGGCCTCATTGATACCCGACTCGGCGGCCTTGGCCTTGATCTCGTCAAAGGTCACCGCCTTGGTGCGGATGTTCAGCGCGTCAGCCACGCCGCCCACAATGGCTGCAGCATCCTCGGTCTGGTAGCGCGACAGGTTGAACGGCTCGTCAGGTGTGCCGCCGGGCTTGCCCTGGGTGATGCCGAATGTCTGCCGGCGGCTGACCGCACGCTCGACTGTCTCGGTCAAGGGTTGGTCAGCCTCGGGGATCAGTTTGAACCGGCCAGCCTTGGCTGCATCGGGCAGCTCGCCAACAGGGGCACGGGCAGCATCTGGCACCAGATTGCGCTCGGCCTTGGTGGCCTGCCGGGTGACCAGCCGGCGAATTGCGGCATCTGCAAGGCCAGCAACCTGGATGCCTTCCTCCATGGTGGGGGTGCCGGTCTCGCCATCCAGCGGTGGCTCGGCCATCATGTCCTGGGCCGCGCCGGGCATGGGCTCCAGGGGGATCTGATCGGCGGGGGTGCCGGCTGCAGCGCCCGGCAGGATCTGTCCCAGGCGCTGCTCAAGGGGCTGTTGAGGGATGGCCATCACTTAGCTCCTTGTCGCAAGGCCGCATCGCCCTGGTTTACGCTTGTCTGCTGTCTTCCTGCAGCAGCTCTTGTTTTGGTTCGCTCGGATCCATTGGCAGCGTTACCTGTGCCAGCTCGCGGAACAGATCCAGCGGGTTGGATTGGGGAGCCAATGGCTGCTGCGAAGTCATCGATGAGTCCACGGTTCACTCCTGGCCATGAGTACCACGGCTTGCCAAAGTATGGATTAGGACTGCCGTTTTCCAGCGTGTCCTTGGAGAAGTATTTTACCCCTGGAAAATTGTCAGGGATGATGCCGTTTTTCTTTTCCATGACATGGTTGAACAGCTCATCCAGGTCTGCCTTAGTCATGGCGTACTGACCGCCGCCAGCCGTTGGGTACACAAAGCGATTGCCGCCACCAGGAGTGCGCTCATACGTCACACCAAAGGCACGCTCATGCATGCGTCCTTCTTTGACCGGCACGTTGGCAAACGGTGTGGCCCCGCCTTCGGCCTTCTTGACGATGGTCTCCAGGGTCGGGTGCGCGACCTCCTGGCCAGATGACAGCACCCAGCTTTCCCAGTGGTAGCGGCCAAGACTGGCCTCATTGCCTCGGCCAACCATGGTGTAGAGATCCTTGACCCTAGCGCCCAATGAACGCTCCAAGCCCTCATAAATGGCAAGGCCAGGGCCGCCATCAAACAGGTGAGCCACATCGTCGTAGATCTTCTCGCCGCCTGCAAACAGGCGGTTGATCTGAATGCGATCTAGCACCATCACATCGTCGCGGCCAGACACCAGCAAGGCGAAGGAAAGCACCTTGTTCTTGATGCCAACATTCTCAGCCAGCCCATAGAACTCGCGTCGAATCATGGGGCCGGTCATTTGCGGGTTGGCGATCATGTCGTGCAGCGCCTGCAGCTTCGTGCGGCCGTCTGGCAGCTTCTCGCTCATCTTTGGCAGAAATACGCGCAGGTAGTCGTTGGCGTTACTGGTGACCATGTTGCCGGGGCTGCCGGCAGGGATGGTCTTCTTGATCATCTCCAGGCCAGCGTCAACGTCTGCCTGGGTGTATTCACCGCGCACTGCCTTCTGAATGATTGGCTGCATGGCCTCGGCCAAGTCGAGGAAGCCAGACTCATGCGGGTAAGCGGATGCACGGCGAGACAGCATCGCCCAGAACATAAGCGTGCCAGTGGTATCTGCTTGAGCCGCGCCGCTTTGGTATGCACCCTTGAACTTGTCCACCACAGCAAAGCCTCTGGATGCCTCGTCGAGCTGTCCCTTCGTCATGCTGCCAAACCATTGCGACCACTTGGGCATGTCGTTGACGTTGTCCACCATCCAGCGCGGTGGGATTGGCACTTCGGTGGAGTTGTAGACATTGGCCAGCATTGTCGAGAAGGATTCATTCGACGCGAGCGGATCAGGAAATGCAGTGGCCAGATCGTCCAGGCGGGTGGCAACATCGGTGTAGTTGCCTGGGTTCACCACGTTGGTGATGTTTTGACCATTGCCCTCTGGTGTGTATGCCCCTTCCACCTTGACACGGTACTCTGGCGCGAGCTGCAAGTTTTGACCGCTGGCCACCTTGGTCGATAGCTTGACAGCACCACCCTTCACCTTTGCCGCCGACTTGGTGGTGACTTGTCCAAACTTCTCCAGCGGCACCGCCGGCATAACCAGCCCTTGGCGCTGCAGCATCTCGCCGGCCATGCGCCCGGCTGTCGGGGCCAAAGCCCTGCCGCCTGCAGCCACAGCTTTGCCCACGGGCACAATGTTGAGACCGACATCCATGGCGGCCAGGGATGCATCCTCTGTGAGCTGCCGCGCAAAGCCGGTGCCACGGGTCAGTGATTGGCCAGTGCCGGCCTGCTGCATCGCCATCGGCGTGCCCTGCCATTCAGGTGGGCCCAGCACACTACGGGTGCCAGCCTTGGCCGTGCCCACAAACGGCACGAAGTCGGCCAAGCTGATCTTGCCAAGCAGGGGCACATCAACCTGCCCCAGGCTGTCGAGGAATCGGCCAGCCTGTTCCAGCGTCAGGCCAGTGGCCTCCAGCGCCCGCTCAAAGCGCGTGGGCTCAATGGCTCTAATGGTAGGCATGCCGCCGCCTGCATCGGTCATGGTGCCGCTCGGGCCGGCAGCTAGCAGCACATCTTCTGGCGGCTGATCAGGCGCAGCCATCTCTGGCATCTCTGGCGCAGCCGGCGGGTCTGGGAACTGATAAGAGGCCAGTGCCGATAGGTACTTGTTTTCGATTGCGCTGTAGGCCATGTCTTACCTTTTGTAAGTCGTTTTGTCTTTGCTGGCGCGATCAATGATTTCCTCGATCTGCTCGTTGGTCATGCCAAGGGCTTTGAGATCGCTTGAAATGTTTTTGACTCCAATTTCCAACTGCTCCCGGAGCGCGGATGGAAGTCGCGTGTCGTTCAGCGTTCGCTTGACCACATTCTCAAGCTGCCGCGTCAATGTCTGAATATCTGCTGGCGGTTGCGCTTCTGGCCGCGCAGCTAGAGGCCGGGTCTGGGTTGCGCCGACTGCGGCTGCGGCTTCTGCTGAAATACGTTGCTGTCTTGTCTGCGCAGCAGTGGGCGTTGCAGCGGGTGCAGCCTGACTACTTGCCGGGGCTGGACGCGCAGGCGCGGTGGCAGCTGGCGGTGTTACAGGTGCCGGTGCGGCTGGCGCAGATGGCGGTGGCATTGATGGCGCTGGCACAGTTTCTCCATCGGCCAGCTTGAGCAGCTTTTCGATCTCTGTGATCTGTCGCAATTTGTTGGGGTCATTGCCAGCTTTCTGTCTCAGCGCGGGCAGATTTTCCAAGGTCACTGGGCCAGTGATCCAATCGCGCCCAGGCACAGCGCTGCCATCTGGCCGGCGGGCGAATCCTTCAAGCCGCGCCCGTGCCGCCTTGGCCTCCTCGGTAGACCGGCGTGCAGAAACTCCTGTCTCCAACTGGGTCAGGATTTCCCGCGTTGTGAGAGTCTTTCCCTGAGCCGCTGCCGCTGACTGGATCTGCAGCGCCTGGGCCTTGAGCTCGTTGCGGCGCTGGAACTCCGCGCCCTTGGGGTCGATCACCACCACGCTGCCAGGGATCACAGGGATGCCGGCGAGCTGGGAGATGCCGCGATCAAGGTCTGCGCTGTCGCGCCGGTCATCGGCCTGCAAGATCTTGAGCGCAGCCACTGCGTCCTTGCCGTCGATCCCCTTGCCAACCAGCCCCCAGATTTGCTTAGGGTCGGTGATCGTGTTGTTGTAGATGCCATTGAGCAGGTTGAAGTAGACGGCTTGGTTGGTCTCTGGCTGCTTGGGCTCGAGCAAATCCTTGAGCGTGCCAATGGGCACCGAGCCTTCTGGCAGGGCGGTGAGCTGGGCGATGAGCTGCTTCTTCTTCGGGCTGCCATCTGGCAGCGGGTAGATCTGCTCCAACAGGTTGATGGCCTGGGCCTCGCCCTGCCTCTTGACCTCTGCGGCCTTGGCGTCAGCGATTGACTTGCGGTTGTTGACGGCCACCATGAAGTTGGCGGTCACCTTGGCCACAGCGTCAAAGTCGTTGGTGATCATGGATTGCAGCACCGGGCTCATGTTGCCCAGGTCGCCTGCCCTGAGCTTTTGCAGTGTGCGCTCTGGGTCGGCCATGTTCTCATCGGCCATCAAAGCCTTGGTCACAGAGTTGATCTTGGCGGTGCGCAGCGCTGTCTCAAACTTGGTGCTGTATTGGGTCTGCAGCGCCTTGTCGCCCAGCAGCAAGGACTGGGTGAGCACGTTCTTGCGGAACACATCGGCCAGCTCGTCAATGGATCGCTGCTGGCCGTTGGCATCAGTCCAGCTGCCCTGCGAGACCGTGGCCTCCAGCAAGCGGATGCTGCTGTCAAAGTCAGAGTCGAACTTGGCGATGCGCTGGTTCTTGGCCCGGTCGAGCTCGGCCTTGTAGGCGGCATTGAGCACGGTGTTGCCGTGCGTGGCCATGGTGGCGCGAAACTTGATCGATGCTTCTGGGTCGATGCTGGCCAGCGATTTTGAATAACCGTCCGACATGGTCTTGATCTTGGCGCTCACCTGATCTGAGGTGGCATTGCCGGCCTCTACGTCTGACAGCAGCTTGACCAGCTCGTTGCGGCCCTCGATCTCAAAGTGCCCGGCCAGCTCCAGGCTGCGAGCCTTGGCCACCGCTTGGTCGAAGAAGTTCAGCGAGGTGGTCTTGCCAAAGCCCAACGGCACGCCGTCCTTGGCCATCTGCAGTTGCTCAGGGGTCAGCGGGTTCTGCGCGGCAAACTCCAAGCCTTCCTGTTGGCGCATGACGCCAGCCATCTGGAAAGCGCTCGCGCTCATGCGGTCGAGGATCTGGGCCAGTTGACCTGCGCCTTGTGCCGCCACTCGCGGCGCGATGTAGTCCACACCCTGCTGCTGCACCTGGGTCATGGGCACGCCGCCCACCGAGCGCACTTGCATCTGACCTGACTCGATTCGTTGTGTGGCCATGCTTATCTCACCTTCAAGTATTCAACCCCGGCCTTGGCCAGCGTTGCGCCGGCAAGGATGCCGCCACTTCTGCGAGCCGCAGTGCCGGCAGCAGTGAGCTGGCCGGCTTGGCTGCGGGCGCTGTACAGGTTGAGCGTGTTCTGGTAATCGGTGGACTGCAGCATGGCGGTGGCATCCTCAAAACCCAGCACCCGCGCAGTCAGCGCATTGAGGTCGGCGATGCCCACATCGCGCATGGTCGCGGCCACGTTTTCGCGCTGCACAGCCTGGACAGATCCCTCACCCAGTACCACGCCGCTGGCAGCGGCCCTGGCACGCACAGCAGCGTTGGTGGCACGCATGTTCTTGAGCAGGGTGTTGCCGGCGATCTGGTAGTTCTGCGCCTCGATCTCGGCCTTCTTGATGGTGCGGCCAGCCTGGATGGTGGCGTACTGCTCGGCCATGTCGGCACGCACCTCGGCCACCGCCAGGGTGTCACGGGCCTGCAGCAGATAGCTGGTCTGCTGGTTGATGGCAGCGGCCTTCTGAGCCTGGGACTCGCCATAGGCACCAATTAACCCCGCGATTCCAACTTGTTGTCCTTGGGTGAGTGCCATGTCATGTCCCTGAGAAAACGGCCACGCGGTAGTCCAGGCCCAGCAGATTCATCTTGACCGGCAGGTTCTGAGACACCTCGATGGACTGCTCGCGGCTGTAGCCCAGCACGCCGTTGACCCGCTTGATGCCGGTGAACTCCGGTATCGGGTCGTCCAGCAACGGGTTATCCAGCAGGCGAAACGCGACCGGCTGGTTGTTGATGATCATGTTCTGGGTCTTGTTGACGATTGCGCTGATCTCCACAATCCGCTTCTTGAACGACACCCGGCTGCCGGTCTGCAGCTTGACCTCGGCAGGCATGGTCTTGACGTAGACGTTGATGGGCAGGCCCACCTCGTAGCTGGTCACCGACTCGCGGTCAAAGGTCACCGCGCCGCCGCCGCTCACGGTCTCGTTGCCCTGTGGCGATCCGTCACAGATCACGTTGAGCGACTTGCCAATGTGAGGCAGGCCAGACCCAACACCGCCAGCAGAGCCGCCCACGAAGGCGCAGTCGGTGAAGTACTCGTAGCCAAACAGCTCGATGAAATACCGATTGACACCGTTGAAGCTGCGCCATGTCACCACATAGATCGAGTTGACATCCACGCCCACATCGATGAAGAAGCCATCGGTCGTGAACTCAGACGGGCTGGTCACCTGCTGGCTGCGCATGATGCTGAAGGCCGCCATGCTGCCGTCATCGGTGTTGGTCATCAGCAGGAGATCGGCCTCCTCAGTGCTCGACGCTCGGCGCAGGGCAATGCGCTGTGGCCCCTTGAGCAGGTGGCCAGACAGCAGCGAGATGCGCTGGGTGATGTAAGTCAGCTGGGTGTCGTTGAAGATGAACTCGTTGAGCGACTTGCCCTGGCGCTGAATGTAGATCGAGCCCGACTCCACCGATTGCACGCGGGTGCCCGGCTTGATGCCGTTGCGGCTCACGTTCTTGAACGTGAAGGTCAGCGGGGTGACCGGGTCAGACCCTTGCTGCGGGATGAAGAACTCGCCGCCAGTGGTGAACACCTGGAAGTCCCGGCCAGAGATGATGTCGGTGATGACGTTGAGGTCGTTGGTATCCAGGGTGGCCTCGACCGCATCGTCGTCCAGCGACTCGGTCGGCACGAAGTCGAAGAACAGGCCGATCTTGGAGCCCCACACGGTCGATGGCCGCGACTTGCTGCCGCCAAAGTACAAGCGGCCCTCATGGAATGTGACCGTGCGCGGCCAACCCTTGGCGCTTGACCAGACATCCTCGTAGTTGTGCTCCAGCTCCCAGCGTCCGGCATCAATGGCATTCGTGTTGAAGAACGGGTACTCAGTCACCGCCTCGACCACGGTGGCCGAGACATAGCGCAAGATCCTGGCGCGGCCTTGTGGCTGCACGTTGACGTACTGGTTGACCGATTGGGTCGTCCAGGTGGTTACCAAGTAGTTGCTGGTGTTGTCTGGCGCTGGAGAGAATGGGACATCAACGGTCGCCACCTTGGTGCTACCGACATAGTCATCAATGATGCGCACTTGTCCAGCCCCAGTGCCGCCGGTGATGGTGACATACATGCCGTTGTAGATGTCGTCGGTGGCGCTGGCCGTTGATTTGAGCGTGATGGTGGTGCTGGTTCCAGCCTGAGCCCCGCCGCTGTCATGGTTTGTCGCCGATGCTGTCAGAGTCACATTCCCGGACACTGCAGATGGGGTCAGCGTCGAGCCAATGTTTGTGTGGAAGTCGATGTTGAATGCGTACTTCGGGGTGCTGTCAAACGTGATGGATGTGGCCGTCCAAGCGCTGTCGCTGGTGCGGGTGATGCGCACAGGCTGCAGGTCGGGATGCACCACGATCAAGGTGTCGGCAGACTGAGTCCAGCACATGTCGTCAACGATGTCGCTGCTGATGGTGGTGGTCAGGTAACTGTTGCCGCTGCCATTGATGTTGGCCACCACCGCGCCATTCTTGATGACATGCATGCGGTTGTGGGTGAAGCACAGCATGTAGCTGTCGGACACCGAAAACTGGAAAGGCACAAGCCGCACGCCGTTGGCGGTGTTGCTTGCACCGGCAGAGGCGTTGGGCAGCTCAAAGATGTGCTTGGTGCCGGGCCGGCGGCGCAGGCCGCCCTGGGGCTGGATCAGCACGTTGGTGGCCTTGGCCAGGGCGTTGTTGTAGGCCTGCAGATCAACCCGCGCACGCAGCAAAGGGTCGAGCTCGCCCGTTGCAAAGTTGGTGGTGAACTCGACAAAGCGCGGCATCAGTTCCTCACTGCGATCAGGCTGTAGTCTTCGATCACCGGCACGGGGTTGTTCTGGCCATCGATCTGGGTCGCGGTGCGGAAGTAGCCGCCGCGCCCGTTCTCAGAGATGTCGCCAGTGGCCACGCGCTGCCACTTGGTGGCCTTGTCCTGCTGCTCGGTCACGGTCTCGGCAATGTGCCAAGCCACCTGATACTTGAGCAGTTGCACGAAGTACTTGGGCATGGCGTACTCAGGCACGCTGTACTGGTAGTCGATGAACACGCTGGGCAGGTTGGTGAGCAGTACGTCACCCTGGATCTCCCAGTCCTTCTGGATCGGCGAGCCCTGTGCGGAGCTCTGGACAACCAGCCTGGGCGAGGCCAAGCGGTCACCCGGCAATTGGTACTGATAGCGCCAGACGCTTGTGGGGGTGGTCAGCAGTTGCGCGAGCTGCGCCTTCTTCATGCTGAACGTCCACGGGTACATCATCAAGGTCGAGTCCCTGATGTCGGGGTAGAGGCGGTCGCACACGCTCGACTCGTCTGTGCCGTCATTGAAAGACGATATTGCCCTGGCCCCGATCAGCAGCAAGGCATCAGAGCAGATCGATACACCAGTGTCGCCAGCAGCCATGTGAACCTCTTAATGCGAGAAGGGCCAACCTCCGCTTTTGGCAGAAGTTGGCCCGGTTGCTACCGACAGCGATTAATCGCCGTCAGTTGCCGACAGTGTGGTGCCATCGGTCACATCCACCACGCCAGAAGCGTTGGACACCACATACACCAGGGTGACCACGGCGGTGGTGCCGGTGGAGGTCACGCAGTGAATGACATCGCCCACTTCAAGGCTATTGGCCAGCGCGTTGAAATAGCCGCTGGTGTTGACATCCGCGATGGCATCGGTCGTTTTGTAACCGTACATCGACGGGGCGTTGCCGCGCTTGGAAGCGCTGTAGGCGGTAAAGCCGTCTGCAGAGTAAGCCATGTTTCAGACCCTCCTTTAAGCCGCAGCCGCAGTGTCGCGGGCGGTGATTTTGACGATACCCTCGGCGTCGATAGCCACAGCACCGGCAGAGAACAGGGCATTGACAAGCCAGCTGGTCTTCTCGGGGATGTAGTTGATCTCGGTCTTGGGGGCGATGCCTTCTGCGTAGCCGATTGCATCCTTGTGGAATGCGTACAGCGTGCGGTCGCTGGAACCGTCGATGGGCAGGCCACCTTCGGTGCGGTCGCCCAGAACGTGGAACGTGAAGCCCATGTACTGGTTGATCTCGCCTTGCACCAGAGCCTTGACGGTGTTGAAGTCAGAGCTGGTCACCGAGGTCTGCTCCAGCATCGCGGCCAGGGAGTTGGCGTGGATGATGATGTTGCGACCATCGGAGGGCACGTTCTTCGCGTTCAGGATCTTGGCAGCTTCGCGCAGCTTGGAGATGTTCATGTTGGTGTTTGCACCACCAATAGAATTCGCCACAGTGCCAGTGCCAGATGCAGCGTTCAGCGCGTCGAGGATCAACTGATCCTGGCGGCGGCCAATTGCATTGCCGACCACTTGGACAAGCTCAGAGCGCTCGTCAAAGTTGACCTTCTGTTGCGAGAACACATCCGAGTACTCGGCGGCGTTGAAGTCACTCAGCGTGCAAGTGACAGTGCTGAACCCGACATTCATCGGGGTGACATCGGTCTGGGTGACGCGAGCAGTAGCTACGCCGCGACCGACTTTGGGGAACTTGACAGTGGAGCCTTCGACACCTCGACGCTGACGCACAGCGCCCACCAGCATTGCTTTGCCCTGGTAAGCCTGTTTGACCTCAGCATCGAACAGCGTCACAAAGGCGTTCGAGAGAGAAACGCTCATTTGGATACCTCATTCGGTTGATTGATCAGGGTTTGTCGCTCGGTGAGCCGGTAAGCCGGGCCTGTGCTTGCTGCTTGCGGCAGCCAGTCGTCAGCATCCGCTGCGGTTGGGGGTCGGTTTCCCGATGGGCCTTGGCGCGATTGTATGGCTTTTCGTCCACCACGCAACAGGGGGGATTGACTGGTGGACAAAAAAGACCCAGCCGGAGCTGGGTCAAGGGCAACTGCCTTCCGGCAGACGGGGTGGAGAGCCCCGATTTATTTGGCAAACATGTTGAACATGCGCTCAACCTTTTGCCGGTATGCAGCATCCGTCTTGTACTTCGGATCGCCGACCATGGCGTAGAGCTCCTCCTTGCTGGGCGTGCCTTCAATCGGGGCGCTTTGAGTCGGCACCCGGCCTTCGTAGGCTTCGCGCACCTTCATCAGCGCGGTGATCCCGCGGGCGGTGCCGCCCATGATCTTGAACTCCTCAAAGTCGTCCTTGCTCCAGACGCCCTTGTTGACCAAGCCGCGGGCCCAGTCCACCATGCCGCTGACAATTGCGTTGCCGTTGGGGCCGAGCTGCTTCATCTCGGCTGCCGGGTCAACCATGTCGCCCTGCATAAGCTCTTTGGCCTGGGTCTGCAGGTTGGTCACCAAGTCGTCAAAGGCGGCCTGGGACAGGCTGTTCTCCTTGGCCCAGCTTGACAGGGTCGAGGCGATGGGGTTGGTGTCGGCCTCCTCACCAAAGGCCTTGAGGTCGTACTTGCCGTCTGCCGGGGCTTTGTGCTTGCCCTGGCTGATTTGCTTGCGCAGATCTGACCAGCTCTTGGCGATGCCTTCCAGGTCGGGCTCGTTGGAGTCCTTCTTCCAGAAGTTCTCAGGCCAGAAGTCCGGGCGCTCAAGGGGCTCGTCGGGCTCTGGTGCGCCTGGGGCTGCAGCCTTGTGGCTGATTTCAGTCGCTTGTGGATTGTCTGTCTTAACGGTGTCGTCAGTCACTTGCACGTTGTCAAGTAGGCCGGCTGCACCGGGCTCGACGGTTGCTGTGTCGCTCATAGTTTCCTTGCGGTGTTGATCCGTACCTCAATATCCCTCACCACCGTCCTCTGCCCCTCGGCAAAGTAGGCGTGCGAGGGATCTGTGCCCGGCACGGCGATGGGCACATTCACATACATGTCGCGCAGCCAGTGCAGCAGCTTCTGGCCATCCTCGGAGCCGAACACCCGCAGGGTCAGCTTGGCCAAGTCCTCGCGCTTTTGCTCGACTTCGCGGATGTCGGTGGCTTGGCCAATGGCCTCGATTTCTTCCCAGCTCATGCCGGCATCCCTTCAGGTGCTTGCATGGCCGCGCCGGCCTGGGCCTGCATGGCCATGGCCTGTGCCAGGGCTTGCTGCTGCTGCTGGTTCTTCATCTCCTCCATGAGCACGGCACGCTCGGCGGCGGTGTTGCGCACGGCGGCAGGCACGCCCAGCTTGTCGGCCAAGTAGTCCACCAGCATGTCGGTCTTGATGGCGAGCTGGCCATCGGTGCCCAGGCTCTGGCTGATCTGCATGTACTGCATGATCGCGTTGACCTCCTCCATGTTCTGGGCCATGGCCAGCGGGGCCACCGGGGTGACCTTGACCTCCAGGCCGTTGACGCGCAGGGGCATGTCGATCAGGCCGCGCTCGTCCATGACCTCCAGGATCTTGGCGGTGACCGGGATCATGGTCTCGTTGATCAGCCGGCCAAAGGCAGAGCCCAGGTTCTGGGCCAGCTCCTTCATGCGCTCAACGATCTCGGTGGCCGAGCGGGCGCTCATGTTGTCGGGTGGCAGCGACTCGTCCAGCAGGATGCGCTTAACGTTGGAGCGCAAATCGTTAATCACCAACTGGCTGACGTTGAAGTCACCGCTGCGTGGCAAGGGCAGCAGGGCCGGGCCTTGTGAGCCGCCATTGCGAGCCACAGGGATGATGGCACCCGGCACGATCTTGACCGTGTTGGGATTGAGCACCCCATCGTCGGCAGCGGTGTAGACCCCAGCCACAGCCAGCGATGCGTTCTTGAGCAGCAGCTCGATGGTCTTGTTCAGCGTCTTGATGTCGGGCAGAGCGGTCATCAAGGGGCCGCGACCGTAGATCTCGCCGGCTACCTTCATGTAGCGGCTGATCACCCAGGGGCTCATCTTGCGGCGGCGGTAGACCAGCTCCTGCTTGGACAGCTTGTCGATAACGTGGTAGCAGTAGTCGCCGCGCTTGTGGTCGTAGATGGTGGCCTCAAGCAGCTCGATGTCATCGGTCGGCTTGTCGGCGATCTTGCGGGCCAAGTCGTCGGGGATATTGGCATCGGGCCACTGGCGCTGGATGCTCTCGCCCTTCATGCGCATGCGCCGGTAGACGTTGTCCACCTGACCGTTGGCTCCCTCCTCATAGCTCACCAGGAAGAGCGGCACGGGGATGAAGTTGAGCGGAGACACATCGTCGCCGGGCTGCACCATCATGCACGCGGTGCCGACCGCCAGATCCAGCAAGAACTCGCCCATGGCGATGTCAAAGTTGGACTGGTTCAGCATGGTGAACATCTTTTCCTGGTAGACCTCCAGCACGGCCTGCGCCTGCTGCCGGCGATCAGGCGGGATGTCCGAGCCGGCCTCCAGCTTGGCCCACTTGCGCTGTGGCGGGAAGACAACAGACTGCAGCCGATTGGCAAAGCGCTGGGTGCTGTTGATCGCGGTCGAGTCGAAGACCCGCATCATCTTCTTGCTGCCGGTCGCGCCACCCTCCCAGATGCCGTAGAGCTGGCGCTGGGGCAGGGCGAACTCGTAGGCGTCCTGGTAGAGCTGCTGGAACTCGTCCTTCTTGGACTGAGCTGCAGCCTGCCGCTTGAGGATCTGCTCAGGGGTCAGGCGCATGCCGCCCGGTGTGGTCTTGTCGTATTCCATGATCTAGTCCTTGTCCATCTTGTACTTCTCAAGCAGGTTCCTGCCCTTGGCGGCCAGCCTTGCAGCAGCGCCGGCAGTGCGTGGCACCGGCTCGCCCCAGGCATTGGCTGCCAGGGCCAGCCGAGTCGGATCGCCGTCCTTGTCCACCAGGGGCCCGCTCGGGTTGGTGTA